TCGCAATCCGAGCACGGCGGCTGGTCCAGCCGTGCTCCCCATGGTGGGAGGGCCCCCCTTGACCGAAAAGGTCAAGAAATTCGTCACTCAGAGCCTGGACGTGCTCACATCAGCACTCCGTCTTTTCGGGTTTCGAGCAGAACGTCACGAACCAACCGTAGAGCATTGGCTGGAACTGACGCGTCACGCCAACGGCAAGTGGATGAAAGTTGTTAAGTACAAACTTAACGCCTTCTATGCACACGCCGAAGGGCAACCTCTGCCGAAAGCGCCATGGCCGGAAGGCTGTGTGGCGGACCAACCACACATCCTAATCGGCGGCGCGGCATATCGGTTCTTAAGGATGATGCGCAAACAACCACGCTGGGCAGAGCTACTACAGACCATCAAGCGTACCTCAAAGGGTATGCCGAGGGCTGATGTAGCCGAGCTTCGCGAGGCCGAAAGCGAATTCACCCGAAAGATCACGACAGCCCCCGAAGAGCAGAAGAGGAAATTGGTCTACGACTGGCATGAAGTGCCGGTGAACTTCCCGGACGCCATCGATATCAGCATCGAACGCGAGACTGCAATGAAGCAGATCAAGCGAACAGTGCATGAAATCTTCGGCAACGAGACGTACACCATGCAGGACAGGCAGCGTGCCTTTTTCCCTTCAACCTCGGCGAACTATATCAACAACGTAAAGGAAGCTGGGGCGGTCGGAAGCATCATCGACCACCCAGACCTACTCGCTGGATTAAGAACGCCGGGCGGAGCACTGAAAGTCCGGACTCGACGCAGGAGAAATGGAGGAGCAACGCATGGAAGAGAGCTGGCAGGAGGATGAGAGAACCGAGGTGGAGGACTCCGAGTTCGACAGACGTTTCGCAACGCTGTGGTACCGGATCCTTCGCGAGGCAGATACTGAAGAGAACAACGCGGCGCCTGTGGCGCTCGCCGAAGCTCTAAAGATCCGCGTCATCACCAAGGGACCCCCATTCACCCAGACAGCACTCAAACCACTCTGGAAGAAGATGCACACCGTGCTCAGAGAGCATCCCACGTTCAAACTCATTGGCGGTCGGCAGACCGAGCAAGCGGATCTGCTGAAGCAGCTAGGTTTTCACCTAAGAGACGACGAAGTCTATCTCTCAGGAGATTACGAAGCCGCGACAGACAACATCCACAGCTGGGCAAGCCAGTACGCCGCTGAGTGTGTCTGCGACGAGCTGAAGCTCGAAGCAGTCGAACGCAGGTTGTTCATCAAAGCTCTGGTGAGCCATCGACTCCCAGGAGGTCGCATGCAAGCAGTCGGTCAGCTGATGGGGTCCATCGTCTCCTTTCCGATTCTATGCATCTTGAACGCCACTGTCTGCCGATGGGCAATCGAGCTTGCGGAACAGCAAGTCCGACTTCTGCGAGACTGCAGAATGCTCATCAACGGCGACGACGTAGTGATCAGAAGCAAAGAAACGATCAAGAGATTCTGGAGGCTAACCACCGGGTTCATCGGATTCATCGAGTCAGTGGGCAAGACCTACACGAGTCGAACCTTCCTGGAGATAAACTCCACGAGGTACGATCGCCTGGCCGAGCCACGCTGGATCGAGATCGAAGGACGCGACGGGAAGCCAGTCCTGCGGCAAACGTGTCTGGTAATGACACCCTACGTGAACATGGGCCTCCTCCTCGGGCTTAAGCG